ATCGCGCAGCCATTGCATTAGTTTTTGACCTTCTTCATTGCCTATTACTCTAAGCACTAATCGGTCTAAATCATCTCTTTGTTGCTGTACATCTCGAGTGTCAAGCGGTAATGCTTGCTCTAAATCATCCCATCCAGCCATAATCTATCCTTGTTGTTGTGTAGCGGCTTGGGCAACTTGAGCAACAGCTTCAGGATTTTCTTGCGCCATTTGCATCATTTGCTGTTCTTGCATTGCTTGAGCCTGTTGTTGTTGTAACATCATTCTTTCTTGTGGGGTTGGTCTAAGTTTTTGTGGTACGCCTAGTTTGTCAGCAATATAATCCATCATTTCATCCATCTTAATAGACATTGCTGGGTTCGGTGTTTGTTGTGCAATTTGTGCGTATTGCATAATATTTTGTACATCTTCCATGTTTTGTGCCATGGCTAATGGAGCAACTGGACTAATTTTAATTTCTAAGCCATTTACTTTGAGTGGCAAAGTAATAATACCGCGCTCATCCATCACTTCTAAAATTTTGCTCACTAATGGAATCATGGTTTCATTAATCAATCGACCAAATGCAGAACCTAAATTTTGTGATAATTCTTTCATACGCTCTACAACTTCTGTCGCACTACGTGCTGACATATTATCAGGAGGTAAGGATTCATCTAATAGAATACGTTTAATGTTTTGTACAAGATCATTAATCACAATTTGTGATACATTAAAATCACCCGAACGTGGTAATGGTCTAAGCGATTCACCTTGTGGGCCACCGTTACGTGCTACAGGAATAATTGCACCTGGCATAATCTTAACGGTATTTGGATTTAATACACCATCATCCGCAGCAGTATAGACACCACTGATTGCAAGTGATGCATTTTTTAATACCAATTCTTTTGTTTTATTTAATGTTTTAATATCAGGTAATGCAGTAATTAATGGGCCACGACCATACAATTCACCCGCTACTTTTGCATAACGTGATACGATCCATGGACTACGTATTAAACGTTTATAAAGAATTTCTTGTTTACTATTTTTATCAATGACGTGATAACAATAATCACCACGCTTTTGATCAAAGACAGTAGCTTCAACTAATTCAATTTCGTCCGTAGGTTTTTGTTCTATCTTGTCTAATAATTCTTTAGGTATTTTTGCTTCAGGCCATTGTCGTTGAATGGATTCACCTTTAATACGAATACGTCTATAGACATTATCAACATGTCCATTTGCACCTTCTTCAAATGCAACTAAATATTGTGGAATAGGAATAAAATTAATCGGTGATAAATCATCACCGGGTTGCACCATCATAACGGCAGTACCTACACATAGGTCTAATAAGAATTCACCAATAGCAATATCAAAGTTTGATTGTTTTAATGTATCAAACATTTTGTCTGAATACATATCTAATGCAGCTTGTGCTTCAGGTCTACGATCCACAGGAATATCAGAACCAGGTTCGAGTCGGCACCACTTTCTTTGTGGAGGAAAGATGCCAGACTGCATTCTATTAGCAAAGCGTTGTGTTGATGCAATGGCAGTAGAATCGAAGATACGTCCCATTTTTTTTGTACCACCGACTTTACCTTCATAATGTCCATCGTAAAGATTACGTTGTGGCAAAGCAAACTCATATGCTTCTTCATACAGATTTCTAAAATCTTCTTTGCGTGTTAAAGCTTTTTCATGACGCTTTAATACGTCTTCTGCTTTTAGTCTCATCATCTCTGCCATAATTATGCCTCTTTATTTTTGTTAGCAAATGCGCGTGCTTCTGCTTTGTTACTAAACCCCCACTTTTGTAATGCTAATTTGAGTCGAGTCGGTTTACCTTTTTCATCTTTTAACGGGCCATCCATCCCAGAAAAACGAGCAGCAAAAGATACACGGCGACCATCAGTGCCAGAGCTTTGCGGTGCTTTAAGGTTTGAGCCTTCAGTCCTTTTGAAGTATTTTCGCCCAGCTTCATTCAAGCCTCCTTCTGGATTTTGATATTTTTTAGCTACCATTATTCATACCACTCTAATGTTAATGTGGCATTTTGTGACGCCCCACTTATATTAGTCACTCTTATTAAATAATTTGTTAGCGGAGCTAAAATATATTCTAATGCCTCGGCTCCACCACCACCAGCAGCTTTTTTAACACCTCCTGGCAATAATTCAGCAAACAATTCTGTACCTAATACTGATATAGTTGGATCAAGCAATGCTGCTGTGCTACTTGTTTTAAGGCTTGTTCTGTTTCTATTCTTTGCTACTTTACTTGTGCCACCTGTGGCTGTTGTCCCTTCATATAAATAAAGTTCAGCATCACCACCACAAAACGCACCAACCGTCATGTGCATAGGCACACCCGATGCAGAGGCAATGACAATATCAATAGAGGCGTTATCAAGCAATTGTGATCCATTAAGTCTGTTTTCATAAATAAAAAATGCATTACCTTCATGTAATCTATGATGATTAACAGCCACCGTAATAAGTGGTCGTTCACTTCCTATTACATGTTGGCTGTTATTTTCATCAGCTTGCGTTAATGTGACGTGCCTACTTTTAGTATTATCTGATTCTCTTTGAACAGTTAAAACCATTAAGCTTTATCTTTTTTCTTCTTTGGAAAACCAGCTAACATATTTTTATATGCTTTGTCTGATATAGTAGATTTGGATTTAGGTCGGCTAGTGCCAGCTTTTTTACGCGCATTCATATTTGCATATAATCCAGGTTTGCTCATTTTTTATCCTTTTTATCAGATTTAAACATACTCTTAATTTTATCTAGCACTATGTTATCTTTCATTGTGCCTTTGGTTGTAAAATATTCGTTTTGTAAATCTAGAAATAATTCTTTATCATTTTGAAATGCCCATTCCATATATTTACGAGTAGGCTTACCATCCTTGCCCATAGGTACGTCTTGATACTTATCTTTATCTTCGCTCATTTTAAACCTCCGGTGGATAACCTAAATCTGTCTTACGAATACCTAAACCTGTTTCGCCTAGTTGTGGTAATCCGCCAGCAGAACCTTCTGTACCTATATAACTTACGCCTGATAATAAACCGCCACCTTGCATTCTTGCCTTACGTCTTGCTGCTGCACGTTCTGCCGCTGGATCTCGACCTTGAATTTTTCTTGCTTCAGCAACGGGTGCGGGTGCAGCTTTAGGTTTTGAGGGGGCAACTGTTTTTACAATCGGCTTCGCAACGGATTCAACAACTTTACCTACCGCTTTAACAGGTGCAGTAACAACTTTTGCAACTTTTCCTCCCATGTTATGCTCCTAATGTTGTTTTAGTTTCTTCTTCAGGTGCAACACCTAGCTCTGGAGAGAATCGTCCAGCAAGTAAAGAACGTTGTCCACCCGCACGTCTTGCGCGTTGTTTTGATGATAATTGTTCTGCATATTGTCTTTTTTGATCTTCTGCTTCTTTACGTGCAGTGTCAGCTTGTTCACGTTGCAAACGTAAAGATTCCATTGCAGCAGAATTGTCTGGCTTGCCGCCTATCAATCCACCCATTACTTTCTCCTCATGATATATGTGTCATCTTTATCTGCACTGTAACCAATCATCAATCCTTCAGGAATAAAACCTAAAGTTTTTGCCCAGCCAACAGCACGCTTATCTGTAGATTTTACTGTAATTTGTAAGCGATGTAAATTAAAAATCCCTGTACATTCATTAAAAAATATTTTAGCGGCTTTTGTCATGGTAATAGGATAGTGTCTTGCTTCTTCTGATAACATAGACCACGCTTCACCAACACCAACCCAGAGTAGCACACAACCAAAGACAGCGACAGGCTTATTATTAGCAAACGCAGTAATGCTAGGGCCAGCCTTAGACTGCCCGTCCAACATACGGATTCTATCTTCAATCGTAGTTTGTTTAGAGTCATACTCGTCTACTGCCTTACATTGATAACCATGCTCAATATGAAACGGTAAATAAAATACCCCCTTACCAGTTGGCATCTTTTTTACAATATCAACTTCATTATACATTACGAAAACACGTCAAAGTCTGAATTAACAACAGTTTGTGTAATAATCGTTTTAGCACCTAAATTAGACTTGGTCATACGTTTATGTTCCCCTCCACCTAACATTAAGTATCCAAACGCATCACCAATGTGTGAATGTTCGTTTTTATTAGGACTGTCTCTAAAACGTTCTTGTCCGGCACCAACGCTGACACGTTTAAAATGATAACCGCCGGCTAATGATTTACGTAACCGC